GGATTGCGTATGTCGATTAAGATAGAGATGAAGACAGTTTTGCCTTATGTTGTGCTGATTGCAACAGTCGGCATGACATGGGGTATGTGGTCTGAACGCCTTAATGCAGTAGAAAAAAAGGCTGATAGTGTTGCACAAATGCAACAAGATATTGCTGTAATAAAATCTAAGATAATTCAAATGGATGATAAGATAGCTTGGATAGAAGAGTTTCTTATTAAGACCACTGACTTTTAATGGCAATATCTAGAGCACAAATGAGACAACAGGTATCTAAGCCTGGTATGAAAAAAATAAAAAAAGTAGCCTCTGCACTACGCAAAGCATCAAAGAAACACGCTAATCAAGCAAAAAAATTAACAGGAATACTTAATGGCAGATCCAAAAAAAGGAACAGGAAAAAAGCCTAAAGGCTCTGGTAGAAGATTATACACAGACGAAAACCCTAAAGATACTGTTAGTATAAAGTTTGCCACACCTACAGATGCTAGAAAAACTGTAGCTAAAGTAAAAAAAATTAAAAAACCTTACGCAAGAAAAATACAGATATTGACTGTAGGTGAACAAAGAGCAAAGGTTATGGGTAAAACACAAGTTGCTAATATATTTAAAAAAGGTAAGATTAGTTTAAGGAGAAATAGAAAAAAATGACTAAATTATGTCCTAGAGGTAAAGCTGCTGCAAAACGTAAGTTTAAGGTATATCCGTCAGCTTATGCAAATGCTTATGCATCAAAGATTTGTGCAGGAAAAATTAAAGATCCTAGCGGTGTTAAGCGTAAAGACTTTAAGGGTCCGAAACGTGCAATAGGGGGCATGTCTATTTCTCAACAACGTAAGCAGGTTTCTGCTGATCGTAAAGCAAGAGGCGGAGCTAAAGGACTTAGAATGGTCGCTGCAGGTTGTGGAATGGTTGCTAACAATAGAAGAAAAAAAACCAAACTACTAACAAGAGCAGCTTAGGAGGTAATCATGCTAGATTCTATCAAAAACAAATGGAACCAATTAGTTCACTCATGGGGTAGACTAAATAAAAAGGGCAAAATTATTGTCGTTATAGTTGTAGTTGGTGCTGTTTACATAATCTCACAGATATAACATGTCTGGCCACAAAGGATTAGCGAAGTGGTTCAAACAGGATTGGAGAGACATTAGCTCAAAAAGAAAAGATGGCAGCTTCGCTAAATGTGGTAGAACCAAACAAAAAAAAGACGCTAAACGAAAATATCCAAAGTGTGTCCCCGCAGCAAAAGCTCGTGCAATGACTAAGGGACAAATCAAATCAGCAGTTTCAAGGAAACGTGCCGCAGGTAATGTAGGCCCAAAACCCACAAACGTTAAAACAATTGTCAAGAAAAAAACACGCAGAAAAAATAAAGCTTGATGTAATCGATTGGTCTAAGCAAGTCTTAGAGCCGATGAATAAACATCTTGGTTTTCCAGCGTGTCCGTTTGCAGCAAAATGGCGTAAAGACGGAAAGCTTAGAATAGAGGTTAGGTCTGATAAATCAAAGTATGAAAAACACCTAACAGCTCTTTTAAAAGATTGGAACAAAAAACAACATGATATTTTGATATTTTGTGACCCATATTACGACCAATACAGTCTAGAGCAATTTCAAGAAAAAATAGATTTTTACAATAAAACCTATAATAGGCGTGATGTGTATTTTATGGGGTTTCATCCTGACAACCCTGCTTCCATAGAAGAGCAAGAATTTTTAGTGGAGCCTACTGATGAAACTACCTATGATAATCCTATACCTTACTCAATGATGCTAATACAAAAGTTTAAACAGCTTTACGAAGCAAGTTGCAAACTACATAAGATAGGTTATTATAAAAAATGGCCTCCTGAATACTACGAGGAGGTTGTTGCAACAAGGCAAAAAACATATGAAAAACTATTTAAAAAAGGAGTAACATCATGATGGGAGCAAAAAAAATGCCTGGAATGGGCATGATGGGTGGCGGTAAAAAGAAAAACGTCATGAAAAAAGGCGGCAAGAAAAAGAATGTCGTAAAGAAAAAACCTAAAAAACGTGGCGCAGTTAAAAAGCGTGGCGGCGGCATGAAGCCAAAGATGTAGAGGTAGATATGGTAAACTTTAAAACTTCAAGTGGAGTAACAATATCCATACCAGGTAAACTAACAGATAAAGGCGTGCAAAAAGCTATACGTGAAATTAGACTGAATGAGTTGAAAGAAGCAATGAAATCAGCTAACAAACCAGTGAAAGCTGCGACAGCTAAAGAACAACGAAGAGGCGGCGTTAGTAAAAAAAGAGGCGGCGTTAGAAAACGTTAATAAAAAATGGCTACCTCGAATACCACCACTTTTAATCTTAGTTTTGATAGCATCATTGAACGTGCTTACGCTCGTTGTGGGAAGTCTATGAGAACAGGTTATGAACTGAGAGCAGCAAGAGATAATCTTAACTTGTTGTTTTCAGAGTGGGGTAATCGGGGTATTCACTTATGGAAAGTAAAAAATCATACACAAAATTTAACAGCAGGAACTACAACATACACAGCTCCGGCTGACGCTTCTGATGTTTTAGAATTAGTATTTAGAACAGTCGATGGAAGC